ACTTTAAGTTGTCGGACGCCATGCGTCAAGAAATAAGAGTTGCCCTTGGAGCATTACTTCCAAAGGTCTCTCCAAAGATCCCAGGCTGAAAAGGCTTTCATCCATCAACTAAGATGGGCCCAAATGGGCAAGCTTTGATTTCATCAATCATAGATGCCCACATCCTTTGTAGGGATGGTTATTCTCATATTAAAGAGAGAATTAAAACTTTGAGCGGAAGCGAGGACCTACTTAACGCTATGAACTGGATTGCACAATCCATAACCATAGATAAATGAGTAGAGCACTTTCCACTAAGAGGAACAGAGGAGCTACGCCGATTAAGCATAGTTCATGATCCCGAAGGGAAAACTCGTGTCATTGCGATACTAGATTATTGATCGCAATCCTCACTTAAACCTCTTCATGATTTTGTCATGAAGACACTTAAGTCACTATCTGATGATAGAACATATGATCAGAATAGAGGCTTCCAGAAAGACCCCCAATCCAGTTACTGATCTTTAGATCTTACTAATGCAACCGATCGGTTTCCAATCGAATTCCAATCGGAAGTTTTAAAACAATTAGTAGGAGATCAGTACTCAGAGGCATGGGTAGAACTAATGATAGGTCTACCCTTTAAAGCACCCAATGGAACCCATGTTCTTTATGGAACAGGACAGCCAATGGGAGCTTACAGCTCCTGAGCGGTATTTGCACTTTCACACCATGTACTTGTGAACATTGCTGCAACGCGATGTTCAGAAGTAGCCCAGGGTAAATATATGATCCTGGGTGATGATATTGTGATAGGGAATGATAAAATTGCTAAGCAATATATCAAACTCTGCCGTGAGCTGGATGTCCAAATCTCCAGACACAAGACCCACATATCACCCTACATGTACGAATTTGCCAAACGCTGATACTGGAATAGCGTAGAGGTTTCAGGAATCCCCATAAAAGGATTCCTGGAAATCAACCAGTTCTGATGACGGATTATCCCAGAAGACTGGGACGCCCGAAACAGAACCGGGAGATTACCCCTCTACACGGCCCCCGGGGACTTCCAAGAGATCTTTACAACCTTCGGTCTACCTGCTAGATTTTCAAAGCAGGCCTACCTGGCCTCAGTATGGCTAGCCAACAGAAAGTTGGGATGCCAAGTCTGATGAACTAAGTTGCTTTCTGCAAACATAGTCCCAGGCAGTTGCACCATGAAGCTAGAGTCTGTAATTAAGACCTTTAACTCCATGATACTAGACCTAGTGGCGAAGGAAGTAGAGACAAGTTTGAAACGATGTCGAGGTGAACTTAATGAATTCAAAGATAAATTAATGAGTTCATTTAAGAAAACCGCAAACAGAGTTACAAACCAGAATCTCAACCTGTTTACTCAATATGTACCCCCAATAAAGGTAGGTATGAGCTTACTTAATTCTTCCAAAGAATATCTTGAAAGAATGTCAGAACGAGACATATCGGAGCAGGAAATACTCCGTTTACTCGAAACAGGTATCACTACCTCCCCTCTGCAATTATTACAGCAAAGGAAGAAAGAAGTGATCATCAAGGCCCAAGTTAACTTAATGAGAGAACTCAAAGTATATACCATGACTTTGCAGGAACTCAACCGTAAGGCATTACTGCCTGACGGTCCGGATGAATCTGAACTGTTCCAAGAACAGTACAAATTCTTACCGTCATATTCGAGACGTAAGGTGCTATTCGGCTATCCGCTTATAGCAGGTAACAAACAGTAACCTCCGCATCTAAATACTGGGATTAGCTATTCAGTTAATCCTGGGGGGTTGATGCGAGACCCTCTTCCCTTGTGGTAGGCTTTCCT